CCGACTGAACTACAGAGGAATCGTGTGAACGAGGCGCATATTACTGACCTCATCATGACGTGTCAATAGTAAAATTAATACGTCATATCAATTGGTTAATTAATCTTCAAATTCAGTATTAATGTACATTTGATGAGCGAAAATGGTCTTCTTCCTGGCTATCGCGCAACCGAAGCATTGGATTCTGGCGATAGAACTGGAAAAAACGTTGCCACAATGCCGGAAAACGTGGTGCAAATAACTCGGGGGCGCTGAAGAAATACTCGGATAATACCGCAAAGCATTCTGCAGGATCGGTTGCTGCGTAGGCATCTATACTGCAGGCTGTTTCACCCACCAGATCGATTTCATCCTGGATGTTGTTCATAGCTGCATGGAGATCGTGCTCCCAGTTTGCAATTTCCCTCAGCGGGATAGCCGGAACGCCGCTGGCGCGATCGCCATTACGCATATCAAGTTTATGTGCCACTTCGTGAATAATCAGGTTAAAGCCGGAAGCATCGAAGGAATCCTGGATATCAAGCCAGTTCAGGATCACCGGACCCTGTTGCCAGCTTTGGCCTGACTGAATAATCCGTTGATTGTGCACCAGCCCAATATCATCTTCCCATTCGTCATCCACAACAAACGGAGCAGGGTAAATGAGGACTTCATGAAAACCATCGAGCCATTCGATGCCTAATTCCAGAACAGGCAAACAGAAAAGCAGAGCAATACGTGCACTTTTCAGTGCGTCCAGTTCAAATCCTTGTAGCGCAACCAATCTTTTTTGCTGTAAAAAACGCTCAGCCTGGGCAATAAGCCTGGCTTGTTCTTGTTCAGTAAGATTCACCAGAAGAGGAATTGCCAGGGCATCATCCCAGGGCCAGTCATCATTCCGGGCTGTTTCTTGCTCTTTCCAGGGCCACTTAATCATCGTTTTGCTCGCAAACTCGTCACTTGAACGAAATTGACGGAACTGGGTCTGTTAAAATGCCAAATTACCTGGCATCATGGCAACCACCAGAACGGAGAGATGCCAGAGCGGCTGAATGGACCGGTCTCGAAAACCGGAGTAGGGGCAACTCTACCGGGGGTTCAAATCCCCCTCTCTCCGCCACTATTCAAACACTTAGCTCAATTCCTTTCAACGACTCATGTCACACTTGGTATAGTGTTGGTATATTCACTTGGTATAAAACTCGCCATCATCATCTTCTGATTTGCCCAAGACTGGAAGATCCAATGTGGGAGAAATTTTCACTTTTCTGTCATAAACCACAACCTGGCTTTCAGTTTTGTGACCTGAGAATAGTTGTTTATCCTTACTCGAGCCTTCGTAATCAGATATTCCCTTGGCTTTGAGATCATGAAAAGTACACGGCAGTTTTCTATCTAGTTTTTTTCCTGCTGCTTCCCTTGCCGTTTCCCACAGATCATTAAACCCACTTTTCGAGTATTTAGTTTTTTTGCTGCTACAGATAACCGTTTCCCGCCCACCCAGAGTTTTTGCAAGTTCGATGGCGTTATGAAGCCGTTCAGTCCAGACTTTTATTTGTTTAGTCCCGGTCTTTCCCTGCTGGATAAAAATGCCTTCCTCGCTTACTTGCGACCATTTGAGAGAAAGTACATCGGAAACGCGAGCTGCGCATAAGTAAGATATCTCCATGCCAACCCGGAGAGCTGGTGCCGCCTCTTCATAAATTGCCTGATATTCTTCGTCTGTCACGTACACGTCACGGGCTTTTAAAGAGAACTTGCGCACTCCTTTGCACGGATTTCCTTTCACGTACCCTCGTTCATATCCCCATGAGAAAACACGCGACATCCCGCCGAGTTCCTGGTTTGCCTGGTTAATGCTGCGTTGGCCACGTTTATCCATATAGATCCTGACCATCTCAATTTTTATGTCATCTGCTCGCATATTCCCGAACACTGGGACCAGGTTTTTTTCATACGATCTGTAATCAGTCTGCGTCCGTGGAGCCAGTTCAGCAAAAGCTGGGCTACTGGTGAATAACTTCCATAATTTAGAAAATGTCATTACGTCTGAACGCTTGGCTTTCTCTTCCTCATAACGCGCCCATAGCCGGGACATACTTGTCCCGGTAATAGGTGCAAGAGTTACGCTTTGTTTTGTTCCTTTTGGCTTCCACACATAGCTATAACGGTTTTTAGTTACGCGTGGCGGGAGGTGCTTGTCTTTAGGATCTTTTCTTGGTCTGCCCATTGATTGCGTCGTAATTTGGCTCAAGTGCAACATATTCATCGACCTTAGGTAATTCAGAAACTCCGGGACCAATACTTCTGCGCAATACAATTGGGCGGTTCCGCCCATCAGTGGTGAACGGTATGCCGTGACACCGCAGCTGTCGCTGCTGGTGGGTGTAGCGCTGATAGCCAGTAATTTCTGCAATTTCCTGAGGAGACAGTGTAAGTTCGTGCATAGCTCATCTCTCTGATGGCCTGCCTGTAAAAACATACCAGGCAGGAACCATAAATTGTGAAATTAGAAAATCAGTTTGCGGTCAGACGTTTCCAGATTGCAGAGACGTATTTGACCTGATGCCGGGCGTCAGAAAGTGCATTGTGCAAATCACCTTCAAACGGGATGTCGAAGCGCGGATTGATACCGACAGATTTACCCAGTTCAACCATGGTCCTTACGTCCCTGTCATTCCAGAACGGAACAGCGAAGGGCGTTTCTGTTAACACATACGCGCGGCGGAGAATGACGTTATCAAACGAACAGCCATTACCCCATACCTGAACGGAGTGACTACCGTTAGCAGCATTTTCAGCAATAAAGTCGGCCAGAAGCTCAAGGACTTCGCGCAACCCCATGGCTCCATCAACAAGAATCGCAGAACGGGCTTCCGAAGATTGTTTTAACCACCACTGAATTGTCGAGGCATCCGGTTTCATGCCAAACGACATCGATGACTCTAGACTGACAATCTGGTAAAACTCGGCTCCAGTGTTACCAGTTGAAGGATCAAAAAATACAGCGCCGATAGAGACTATTGGGGCATCAGGGCTGTTGCCCATAGTTTCCATATCAAGCATCAGGTGAGTATAAAAAGCGTTCAGGGGATCTGTATTAATATGGTGAACGGGTTCATTATTCAGGGAAGCTGACGCGTCACCAGTTGCATCAGCGCTTTTAACTGGCAAAACTGCTGTTTCGCTCTGAGACACTTCCGGATTAGCTTTGATTTCGTTGTTGTCAGTTTCTTCCATCTGCACATCGCTGGTGGCTTCCTCTGTATTGGCATGATGTATTTTATCCTCGACGGCGCGCTGGCGTACCTGGTCTACGACAGAAAGCGCTGGCGCTGGCTGGCTCCCCATTAGGCCATCGATGGAGAACACTCCGTTGCCCATGTTGGCGATTGCTGGTTGTTCGACTACAGCGTTCTGTTCAGCTGTGACTTTCTCGTTAATTTCGTTTTCCCAGCTTTTTTCTGGCACGTGACCGGCTGCCGCCAGGGTTTCTTCAGTTGGGTGCTGGTGGTCGGTTTCAGTCAGGTTCTTATTGATGTGACGGCTCAGCAGTTCCGGGAAATGGTGAGCGTTTTCTTTTGCACTGCGAATAAGCGCGAAAATTGCGGCACGGGAATAATCCAGGATGCCAGCGCGTTTGCGCAGGGCGGCGGACCACTCCTTGAACGGGCTTTCGTTTTTAGCAATGATCTCTTTTGCACGACGGAAAACGCCGCCTGGGATATCGTAGATGTTGAAATCCATTGGAAGTGTGGCCAGCGCAATATCAATGTCCAGAGTTTCCAGCGTGTGGACAAGTTCCGGGTTACGATCGGTCTTATTGCCGCCACCAGCGTTGGTTCCGGCATCAGAGCGCTGAATCTGTGAAACACGATTGCCCTTACACCACTCTTTAACCAGCAACCCGCGGTCAATGTGTTCAGTACTGAACCAGGCCTTAAAGAACTGAATTACGGTAGACAGATCCACTCGTTTACCATCAACCGGCAAAATAGTTTTTAGCGCGCTGACAATTTTCCAGATATCAATCTCTGGCGCTTTTCTGAATGGCTCTACGTTCTCGGCTGCAAGCAGCAGGTTTTGCACGTAGCTGTTATCCACATCCAGCTCAAGTTCCTGAATGGTTTTCCTCTGCTCAGTATCAATATGGTAAGCATATTCATCAGAAATAAACTGAGCTAAAAGGCGCTGGCGTAGCGGGAGAGTCGCAACGGTAATGAGTTCTGGCGTTACAGGTGGAACGGTGGGTTCATCACCCACAATTCGTGCTTTCTTATCGTTAACCCACTCCTGCACGGTATGAGTCCGCGCTTTCGGTTCCGCAATCCATTCGGTAATAAATTCCTCGAATGAAGAGACGGTATAGACCAGCTCACGATCGAAGACTTCTTTTATTGCGTTTGCCAGGTTCCACTCGACATGAGCAGAAAGCTCTTTCACAGCCGGCACATTCGCAACGGCCAGTAACAGGTTTTGTACATAGAGATTATTTTCGTCCAGTTCCATTTGTCCGATCTGGATGTGCTGCGCTTCACTGATTTCCTTCTCTTCAGTGTCATTGACCAGGTGCGCAATCAGTCGCTGAGACAGGCGCAGGCGAGATATGGGGCGGAGCAATGCTGGTGCATCGCTGGTGGGTACATTAGTACTGGCGGTTTCAGGTTTTTGCTGGCCGGTAGCCCCCTGATTTTCATTCTCAGGCTTCTGTTTCGGTTGCCATGTTTGCTGGTCTTCTGCCAGTTCGTAACGATCGCACCATGTGTCATCGAGTGCGTTTTCCTCTGGGAGATCGTCAACAACAAACCAGTTGGTGCGGACAGGTAATTGATAGTCAGCGCCACGTCCGACGGCAATACCGTTGTCTTCGAGAATATTGAGGATTTCGCGCTCTGCACGGGAATCTGATTTCGCAGAGAACCAGCAAAACAGGTTTTTTGCCTCAGTTGCTTTCGCTTTGGCTTTAATAAGATACGCATACGTTAACATTGCGTTCGGGCTCCATTGGATTGTAAGATACCCGGCAGCTGATGATCGCCGCCTAAGGTAGTGGTTATTGGTCAAAACTCGTTCCGGAAAGCTTTGGTCGGCTGACCGGGTACTTAACCCGCCTTGCGCGGGTTTTGTGCTTTATGGGGTAGGTGATTTTCCCTGCGCCAGATGCGCGACGGGGACCCACTCCAGAGCATTCAGCACGGGTTCAAATGAATCAGGCGTGTTTGTTACGGCGCGAACGACGTCAGCCACGCTGGGGTTTGCTTTGCTAAGGTGGTACCCGCCACCAGCGCCACGCTGGCTGGTGACGATTTCACTGGTGCGCAGTTTCGAGAAAATCTGCTCGAGGTAAGACACAGACAGCTTTGATTCCTTACTGATCGATGCGATGGAAACAGGGCTGCCGTTGTAAATTCTGTTGAGAATGGCAACGACCTGAACTGAAGCCACCACACGTTTCATTCCAAATTCCATCACGCATCCTTTGCCGGTTCGCGACCGTATCCTGGGTTATCGTTTAAGGCGTCATTCAGAACTTGCATTGCCTCATTATGTGGGAGAGTCAGAGCAAGTTTGATCGCCGTTCCAAGAGCTTCAGCCGCACATTCAAATTTACGAGCGAGCCTGGCCGTTTCATCAACTTGTTCGCCCATCGCTTCCATTTCAAAGTTGTGCTCAGTCCAGACTTCATCCATCACATCACTTTCAACTTCTTCACGTAATGCTTCTTTTACTTCCAGAACAGGCAAAACCCCGATTAATGCCTCTGCTGGTGCGCTGCTGAAGCGCAATGCCAGATCGTTCGCTGACATAAAAACCTCCGGAAAAAAGCCCGCCACGGGACGGGCAAAGAACACTTTTCCAATTTAACCAGAACAGGTCTTCGTCTCCTGTTTGGTTACGATGGTGGTATTACCATCACAATGCCCTGTGCACCGGGCATGAGGCTGGCAACAGCCATTGGTCAAACTCGTTATTAACGAACTGCAGTCTGTTGGTCGGCAGACGGGTCGCCCTTCTGGGCAAGCATGTAGCAAATCAGTCGAATGATTACTTCAATGCGATTTAGATGTACGGCCTGACACCGCACTGGTTTACGTGCGAAATCGATCATGGATTTATCCTCTTGTGTTGCCCTTGTCGCCAGGCTGGCGGAACGTTGAACCTGCTGCGTGTTAATGCCTGCCATCTCATCCGGTGATTCGTATGCCGCCGGCAGCTACTTCGTGGGCGTCCTGCCTTGATGACTTCTTTTGCGTTGGGAGTAGTATTATCGATTGAATCGATATATGTCAAATTAAATAGATATGCATAGGTGTGAATAACTCACCGAATAGTATATCGGATTGATTTTTCGAGGTTTATGAAGGTTGAAGGAATGGTGTTATTCGTTACTCGGGATTATTTTTCGTTTTTTTAGGTAAGCAGTAGCAACATCATCAAGCTCTTGCAGCCGTAGTTCGATCAACTTAATAATTTTTTCTCTTTCATCATCAGTAGGCAAAAGCTCAAATTGCTCAAGTAGCTTTTGTTCCTGATCTGACTGAGGTTGTCGTTTTTTGTCTGATGCAATTACAGGGATAGCGTCGGTTTCAGTTTCCTCAAGAAAAAACCAATAAAGCGGAAAGCCTGTAGCGGACTGAAGTCTATCTAGAATGTCAGCTCTTGGAAGTATATTGGAGTTACACCAGCCATTTACTGACTGGGCTTTTACTCCTAATCTGCGTGCCAATTCCGATTGAGAGATTCCAAGATCATGGATGGCTTTTTGTAATCGCTTTCCGAAGTTCATATTCCTAGCCCGCTCAAAAACATACATTCGATTATACAGATTTTATCTGTAGCTCAACCTATCGATATAATTTGACGATATCGAAATAATTTGATTTACTCATATCTCGTTCACTTCCCGAGATATGCCAATGAATCTCTCAACGCAAAAGAAAATGTTAGCAATATGCAGTCAGGCTGAACTGGGACGTCGTCTAAATCGACGAGCTCAAACAGTTAATGGATGGTTTAAGAAAAAGGTTCCAGGCGAGCTAGTTGTTCGTGTATCCAAGGCTGTCCACTGGCAAGTTACCCCTCACGAATTGCGTCCGGATCTTTATCCAAACCCCACTGATGGTTTACCTCAAAAGGAGGCTTAATCATGCAATCAGCTACGTATCAACATCATAGCCAACGCTTAGCTGTTCCATTGAAAACGCAAAATCATTTTAAACCCCAGCGCCGTGACAGCATCCAGCACCGTGTCATATTGGCCGCCGTTCGTGAATGGGAATCGACATTACCAGGACAGGCACAGGAACGGATCGCTCAGCTGGTGGCAGAAGAGTGGGCCAAAGCAGATGGCCGTGGAATTGCTGTTAATAAACAGAATTTATTCCGGTATCTGAAAAACGAAGGGGGATCAGAAAAATACACGGCTTACGTTATGCAGCTGTCAGGTTCAATCATTGCTGCTATGCCAGTTCAGATTGCCAGAAAGCACGGGTTAAGTAATGCGAGCACAGAAGCGGAGCTGGTGGCCAGCGCTATCAAAGAATGCAGCGAGGCACACCAGGCCAAATTAATCGGCGCTCCGTTACAGAAGCTCGAGAAGGAAATTCGTGAAGCGGCAATCGCATTGTTCAACATGCTACCAGCTGACGCGGCGGGACCACTACTGGCGAGTTTAAGCGCCGTAGCGCCGCAATTGTTTTAATCGAGTTTTGACCAATGACCATTATTACTGCAACTCGCGGGGTGAAGTATGCCTAATCCTTTGGCTAAGGCCATGCCTAAGAGTAAGGCTAGCAACGAGCCTTACCGGAAGGTGAAGATCACCATGTGGGATGATCCGAAATTTCGAGCCTTATCACCACTCCCGCCAAGTGGGCAGAGTCTGTTTATTTACCTGCTAACTGGTCCATTCACGGGGATCATCCCCGGTCTGTATAAGGCGGGGAGGGCTGCTATGGCTGAAGAATTAAACTGGGATGTTGAAGCCTTCGACTTAGCCTTAGGCGAAGCCATAGCGTTAGGTATGGTGGAAGCCGACCTTAAAGCCAGAGTTTTTTGGTTGCCTAATGCGGTCAAACATAACCCGCCAGCATCAGTGAACGTGATCAAATCATGGGCGAGATCGTTTGAATTACTGCCTGAATGTTCACTGAAAGATAAAGCATATGAAGCTCTCAAAGCCGCCTGTTACGGGGTTTCTGACGCTATGGGGATGGCTTTTGATAAGGCTTTCGCCTTGCCTAAGGATAAGGCTAAGTCTTTGGCTAAACCTTTGCCATCAGGTATCCAGAAAGCAGTTAGCAGTAAACAGATCTTAAACCCCTCTCTTAACGCGGGCGCGATGAAAAATTCGAATGGGGAGGAACTACCATCCACGGCCATGCCCCGATATCTGGACGGTGTTGATGAACCGATCGGGAAATTCAGCATGACAGATAGCTGGCTTCCCTCCAGAGACTTCCGACAGCGTGCCGCATCGTGGGGTATCTCCCTGCCTGAACCAGATTACCTTCTGACTGAACTCGCAGAATTCACCGCGTACTGGGAGTCGGAAGGGAAAGTTTTTACGCAAATCCAGTGGGAACAAAAATTTGCCCGACATGTAGCCCGGGTGAGAACGCAGGTAAAACCAGAAACCGGAGGTAACAGTCATGTGGGAACAGGATCAGAACCAACAGCATCCCGGGCAGTTCAGCAAATTCAGTCAGCCCACGCAGAGTGGCGCCGCAGGAATGGACTTGATGGCGACGGAAACAGCCTGGCGTCTGTGGCAGGTCATGGGGGAGGTGTATTCGAATCGATGGACCCAGAAGAACGGGGCGGAGCCTTCGCCTATCTGGATAGCCCAGATAGGTTCGATGACTGAACAGCAAATTCGGCTGGTCTGTCAGCAGTGCATGGAGCGCTGCGCAATGGGAAATACATGGCCGCCTGACCTTGCTGAGTTTGTTTCTCTGGTTTCGGAGAGTGGAGCTAATCCATTCGGACTGACGTCGGAACAGGTTATGACGGAATACCGGCGCTGGCGCAATGAGTCATATCGGTATTCAGGTAGCGATAAATATCCATGGCCTCAGCCAGTGCTGTATCACATCTGCATCGAAATGCGCAGAACCGGTGTAGAACGACAAATGACAGAGGGGGAGCTGAAACGTCTGGCGGAAAAGTTACTTACGAAGTGGTCGAAGCATGTTGGTAATGGACTAAGTGTGCCACCAATTCGACGTCAACTGGCGGCGCCGCACCATCCGGCGGGACCAACGCCAGCGCAAATACTGATGGAAGAATACAAACGCCGCAAAGCGGCAGGTTTAATTAACTAAAACGAGTATTGACCAATGACCATAGAAATCTCTCAGAAAGACCGGGTAGCGATAGTGGTGCGCCATACCCCGAACTGCATATTACGTGACGTATGTGAAGCACTGGATATTCCATCCGGTACCGCAGGTAAGTTTCTGCGCGCGTTGACTATTAGCGGCACAGTTCTGCGAACTCACAACGGAACTCAGTATGTTTATAACATCGCTCCGGATGCAGAATTACCTGACGTAAAACTGCCCTTCATGGAAGAGAAAAGCGATCCGGTTGAAACGCAATTAGCGGAGAAAATGGCGAAAGACCTGCAGTCCCGAGGACTCTGGCGGCGCGCGGCAAAGGTATATACCGACATGTTAGACATTGCCCGTAGTTCAGCTGAAGTTTCACGTATAGCGCAGCAACGAAATGAATGCCTGCGTATGGCCCGGAGGTGATCAGCATGCCAAGGCCAAATACACCAGAAGAGCAGGCAGCACTTATCCGGGTGATCATCGAAGAGGTGAAAATCCGCGGACGCTTAACCGTTAGCGAGGCATCACAGATGTTGTCGCTGCACCGTCAGACTGCTGAGAAGTATTTCCGTGTAGCAGCTGAACGCGGAGAACTCATTCGTTACGGTCGTCTTGGTTTGTTCAGGGACCAGAAGGCTGTGATTGATTTCGATCTCCAACGTTTTTCATACGGATCGAGTAAGCCTGTGATTGAGTTACCAGCAGATTTTCGGGGAAGTGCGGTTATGCGCCGGGTTATAGATATCGTGGGGAGAATGCCAGCATGAAACCGTCATACGAAGAATTAGAGAAAAAATGTGCATTGCAGCAATCGAAACTTGCTGCGTTAAACGAGTTGATGGAGGGCGTGGAAAAGGCCTGTGATGTTGCAGAAGCTGGTATCGAAAATCTGCAATTGCAAAACGAAGAACTGGCAGTACAGCTTGCTAATGCCGAGAGCAGTGCAGGGAGCTGGCGGCGGAGAATGCGGGGCTGAAAAATTTCATCATTAACGATTGTCATGTTGCACACATCGAGCCGGAAACTTTCTACGAAGAGGAGATTACCCGTTACGTCAGCGCCGATGGTTACGAGCCAGAAACCCCAGCCACTGACGCTTTCCTGGCCGAAGTGCGGGCACAGGGTGTGGAAGGATTCTTGAAGTTTTGCGGTGAGGAAAATTCCGTATTTGTCGAGACTAAAGCTTACTACCGTTCGCTATCGGATGCGGTTGATGAGCTCTCCGCCCAACTTCGCCAAGGAGTGCAGTCATGAGCGACGCCATCAAGGTGCTGAATTATGACCATTCCGACCCGGACAAAATGCGCCTACCAAAAGGTTCGAGTTGCGGTAACTGCTATCACATCCGGCGCTGTAAAGCCATGTTCGGACACACCGAAACGGATATCTATTGCGACTGGTCGCCATCTCGTTTCATTCCCGTGAAGACTGAAGTTGCCGCAGCTGGCATTGATGTGAAACCTGCAATTGGCCAGCGTACCGGAAAGAACGATAAAACCCACTGGATTATCTTTGTGAAGGACTTACTCACAACCATATGAACCGAGACTTAGCAGGAATGAGCTAGTTTTTGTGACATATATCAATAAATTATTGTTGCAATGTTAATTATCAGAGTGTGTGACCGCATTTACATACTATGAATGGATAATCGTGTGGAGTATTTATGGTTTCATCAGTGAATCGTAGTGGGTATGGTTATGTTGACAGTTATAATTATCTTAAAGATGGAGCAGCACCTCCAGCCTCTAAGTCAACATCAGGTCAAATCTGCCCTCAGACGGGTTTATGGAAAAACGAGTCATATAAGGTTGTGACAAGTGTTGATAAGGGCGAGGTAATGCCCCAGTTCCAGGGGAAGGATATAGAGTGGGAGATTGAACTAAGCAGTCCAAATGGAGATGAAGTGTAGTGCGAGGACTGATTTGAAAAAAAATGAGATTACGTTTAAGTTTTTCAAAGGGATGACCGCATTTTACATTTGATAAGATGCGTCACATCTTGTTGCAGCACCTCGTATAATAATAGGTTCGATTTCTCTTCTTTTAGCCCGCCCATGTCCGAGTGGGCTTTTTTTTACATCTTCGCTTCATGATTTCTGCTAAGCACCATCAGTAATTTAAACAGATTAGGTGATAAGTATTTGCAGATAGGCAGGCCGATCCGATAGCGTAGAGAGGCTAACCAAAAGGCCACCATAGTAGTTTTACTTTTTGTTGTATAGCCACCATTAGCTGAATCTCTGGTAAGGGCTAACCTGACGAAGTTTTGTCAGCAGAAACAAATAGCGTCTTAATAAAACATTGCTAATTCAACCCGCTACGGCGGGTTTTCTTTTTTTACTACTGACAGAAATTTAACAATTTGTGCTCTTAAGCCGTTGATCATTTTCGTGTGTAGGTATACTGTATAAAAACACAGTATATGCAGTGGAGGCCATTATGAAAGTTGAATTAACCATTGATCGCATGAAAGAACTTCCTAAAGGCGCGGTACCAGCACTGGAGAAAGAATTGCTTAAGCGCCTGAATGATCACTATGACAATTGCAGGCTCACAATCCGCCGTGCCGGGTCAGATGGGTTAAATGTTTTAGGCGGTGACAAGGACGATAAAAAGAAAATTGAATCAATCCTCCAGGATACCTGGGAAAGCGCTGACGACTGGTTTTATTAATTATTTTGGGTGTTACTTTGATCCCGTTTGCATGGGGGAGTTTAGGTGAAAGAAAAAGTAGAATTGCCCAAAAAAGGCTACGCAGTCATCAGATGTCACGATGGGGTCATCGTTGCCAGACTGCAATCATTTCCAGAGTGTGAGCGCGCCCTGATGTACCGTCGCGGTAGCATGGTGTCTTTCATGCCTCTTCAGGATAATGAAATTATTGGTACACCTACGTTGTTTACTCAGATGCTGGAAAGGGCTGGTTATCGCGTTACCCAGAATTCTGTTACACTCCCGTCATAGGCCTGAACAACCTATACCTGCTGCGCCACAGGAGAAAGCCCCATGGCGCAAGATCAATTCAAGAAATCCCACGTACTGACGTTAACCAACGCCAGCGATTTTCTTTTTGCCGCATCCAGAGGTGCGTTATGAAGAAAAGCTGGTTTCAACATACCCAACTCACCACTGAGCAGGCTGACGAACTGGAAGCCCGCTATCACGCAAAGCAGATTAAGACCGTGCGTAGTCTGGATAATGACTTCGTTCATTGGACGATCAGCGCGTTCTTGCCAGAGGTATCTAAGCCTCCGCGTCAGGACAGAACCTGGCAACAACGGACATGGAGGTGAATGTGAAAGTCTACGATATCACCCCAATGGGTAAGCCCAGAATGACGCGCGCTGACAAATGGAAAAAGCGCCCTGAGGTTCTGCGTTACCGGGCTTTCTGTGATGAAGTACGTCTGCAGAGTGTTGATCTGCCGGAAAGCGGTTCGCATGTCACCTTTATTCTTCCGATGCCGGCGAGCTGGAGCAAAAAGAAACGGGCTGAGTTAAACGGTAAACCACACCAGGCTAAACCTGATTTCGACAACATGATGAAAGCCCTGATGGATGCCATCTACGAAGATGACGCTCACATCTGGGATTCACGAGTCACTAAATTATGGGGAGAGAAGGGACAAATAATTATCGGGGAGATAGCAGAATGAGGGCGCTGCTAAAACCCGTGGTTGCACGTGAGCTTGGAATTGTGCTGCTCAAGCCGGGCAGTGAGCTGATGTCATTATTCAGTTGTGAACGCGTGCTGGTGGAAAGCCAGCCAGCAGGTATGGAGCGTTTGCCTGCAGGCCGCGTTCCTGACGTTCGCCAGCCGCTTGCGTGTGACGAGTCCCTGCGACCGTTCTTCCTGGACGAAAAGGTTACAAAGGCTGCTGGTGGGTTAGGTGGTCTTGATTACTGGCTTATGCGTTATGGCGGTAACTGCTGCCAGTGGCCACACAGTGATTACCATTATCATGAGTTAACCATCCTACATCATGAACCCGGATCGGTTCTTCTGTGTGGGCATTGTGATAACCATCTGCGTGACCACTACAGCGAGCAACTTGCAGAGCTGGCGAGACGTAATGTTATTAACTGGATTATCAACAGCATCATGGTGGCGCTGAATCAGGATCCTTCCAAAGAATTGTCGCTGGCGGAGCTTTGCTGGTGGGCGGTACGTATGGGGGTTACCGACGCAATTCCCGAATCAGTAGCCGGTCGGGCGCTTCGTATTCCTTCGGAAGAACATCAGTCAGTCATGCGTGAATGCGATATCGAACCGGGTGTAACCGCCACCAGCATCATTACAGCTAAAGCCAGCACAGTAAACGTGAAAATGCCACCAGCGCAGGCACCAGCGGTTAAGCCCGTTGTTGGTGTTCTGGTCGATCCTGAATCCCCGCAAACTTATATGAAACGTCCAAAGCGGATCCGCTGGACGGCTCCCAGATATCTGGCATGGATTAAAACTCAACCCTGCGAATGTTGTAGGCGACCGGCAGATGATCCGCATCACCTGATTGGCCAGGGACAGGGGGGGATGGGAACAAAGGCGCACGACTTGTTTGTTATACCACTGTGCAGAGAACATCACGATGAGTTGCATGCTGATCCTGTGGCATTTGAAGCGAAATATGGTGACCAGTTGATGCTTGTTTTTCGCGTTATAGATCGTGCGCTGGCAATCGGCGTACTGGCATGAATAGAGGAGATAACATGCGAGATATTCAGATGGCTTTAAAACGATGGGGCGGTTGGGTCGCTAGTGATAGTTCAGGAGTGAACTATTCTCCAGTAGCAGCAGGATTCAAGGGGCTGTTGCCCCAGACATGCAAAACCAGATTGTCTTGCAGTGATAACGATGGGTTAATTATTAATTGCGCAATGGCCAGACTTAAGAAACATGATCCTCTTTTGTGTGTGATGCTTGAATGGTATTACGTCCATTGTATTCCCGTTCGTGTTATGGGGAAAAAGTTGGGAATTTCCCATACGCAAGTATTAAAGCGACTGCAGGCTGCTGAGGGTTTTATTGAAGGTTGCTTGGCGATGGTGGATGTAACTCTGGAGATGGATATAGAATGCCCGAGAAAAAATACTGGCACATATAAAGCAAAAAGGGTTGTGGAATTCCAAAAAGCTATTTAGTCTGTTAAGTATTGTTATTTCGCACCGCAATTTGTAATGACATCTGCTTGAATTTGCAGTGTTTTCCAGATGATACCATGATTCCTAGCCCCTGCTTTCAAGCTGGGGCCAGCAGGACGCGGCGAACTAACAGGTTAGATGAAAAGAAGTATAGTCGCTATCAGCGTGCAGCATGAGCTCTTAAGACCTGTCAGCCAGTCGTTTAAGTAGATTTTCGGATACATATGAAACTCTCCCTGTTTTTAAATTATCTATTATGATTCCAGAAGTCAGAGGGGGCTACAAGTCATGAGAGATATACGTTCGCTGCCGACGGGCCTCGAAGACCATTTATTCGACAAAACTCAACGCGTAATCCGGGAAGGAGTACTTCTGAGTCACGGAGGTTTAGAGCTGAAATGTGAAGCTGCACATCTTTGCGACCATCGGAGGGGGAGATTAGACCTTTTCCGCTTTTGCAGTCAAAGGCTGTGACAATACCTGTCATTTTACGAGACAAAAAAATTCCTTAAAGCTAATAACGAGGTGCACTATACACATGCTCATAGATAATGCCAGAAATACTTTTCGGCCATCGTGAGATCTGGATGGCTAAAATAAATATTGATTATTATATACGCCCATGCGTTAATGATTGTGTCGGTTTTAAGATCAGACAAAATACAAAGTAGTTTACTAAAGCAGTTCTCATTTCAGGTGTTGTATATTTATCCCTTCTTTGAGTCTCTCCACTAAGCGCTAAGTAGTTTCTGTAATAAAACCATGTTCGCCGGAAGGCCAAATTAAGGAATGAAAATGTCAAATAAAATGACTGGTTTAGTAAAATGGTTTAATGCTGATAAGGGATTCGGTTTTATCTCTCCTGCAGATGGTAGTAAAGATGTATTTGTTCATTTCTCTGCTATCCAGAGCGATAATTTCCGCACCTTGTTTGAAGGCCAAAAAGTCTCATTCTCCATTGAGAATGGTGCTAAAGGTCCGGTTGCCGGCAGTGTAGTTATCACAGAGTAAAATCCTTTTTTTGTCTGTATGCGATAACGATGACGGCTAAGGCCTGAGTAGATATACTGACAGAAGTAATGGATGTATTGTTGGATCAGTAGCGTTAGAATGTTACTGATCCAGCATTAAAGGCAACGGTGAGCATATTTCATCTCTATCTTGAAAAGAAAGTATACTGACCATTGTCGTTGAGTGTAGGTTCACTGCACGGAAAGTTTAACGGTAGAGACTAACTGCTTGCCTTACACTACTAAAGTATGCAAGGGGATGGTTTTCCCAGATATCATCATAATTACTATTCATTGAATATGAAAATACTAAACCCGCAGCCAGCGGGTTTTTTATTATCTGTAACTTGAATAATCTTAAAATACAGACGTAGTGATTCTGTGCGAGAAACGGTATCTCAAACAGATTCAGGCTGCTTCTTTTTGATTCGTCTGGAATACTTTATTGCAATGAGGACAGATTAAAAGGGAACCTTTTTGTACTCTTGAAAAACTGTGTTCAGATTGCTGGGTACAGTTTGGGCAGGTACATTTGACAAGATAGTTACGGCGTGATTTAGAGTCTTTACGTTCTGACATAGGCTTTTCCTTGATGGATGGACTTCAACTTTACCTTAATTTGCCCAGGAAATCTTAATTTTATGAAAAGATAGGAAGCTGATAAAAATATCGGTGACTGAATTGATATAGCCATTAGTAAGGTAACGCGCATAGATTGATTGTAATGAGTCGCCGAGAAGATAGTGGTTAGCGGTGAATAGCACTAAGAAAAAGTCTCGTAAAGAACCTGAGTATGAGAATGCCCCTATCTGAGAAAACGGACAGTGACCTAATGGGACGTCTCACCCTTGTCCGTTGTGTTTTCTTGCACAAACAGCATATGAGTCTTCCTTTACAATATGATTTTTAGTTATTGGGGGAGATATGAAGGAAGGGTATTACTGGATTCAGCATGTCGGTGTTGTACAGGTAGCGTACTATACGAATGACACTGTTGATGATCTGGAAACAGGTAAAACAATCACAGGTGTCTGGCATCTGACCAGAGGCGATGACATTTGCCATAACGGTGAAGCTGAGGTGCTACAAGGCCCAATCACTCCACCAATGTAAACACCCGTACTTACTCCGAGGCTGCCGCATGGCGGCCTTTTTCATTTCAGGCTCACGGGTATCACTCACTACGTGCTTTGTTGATAAATCCAGCACGTGAAGCCTGACCCTTTTCATACACACACAGCGCCATCCGAAAAATCGGAGGTGAGGCTATGACCAGAATGAGCACCATTTACAGCAGACTTTCATATGGAACAGGAACCACGCTGACCGGCTGCGGTGTATCAGCGAAGGCATATGCCGAAACAGCTAAAACAGCAAAAGAGGTGTCCTGGATGTTGGCCGACAGAATTGCAGGGTTAAGCCTGAGCGACTGGGCAATTATTGTCGGTATCGCATGCACAGTTATCACCTGTGCAGTGAACTGGTATTTCCGCTGGAAAGAACGGGAGGATCGGCGCAATGGCTATGCCACCAAAGCTGAAGAATAAACTGAGTGCAGCTGTCGTTGGTTTGATTCTTGCCGGGGCATCCGCGCCCGTTATTCTCGATCAGTTTCTGGATGAGAAAGAGGGGAATAGTCTGACGGCGTATCGCGACGGCGGAGGGCTCTGGACGATTTGCCGTGGCGCCACGATGGTTGATGATAAGCCGGTAGTTCAGGGCATGAAACTGTCTGCTGAGAAGTGCGCCCAGGTGAATGGCAAAGAACGCGACAAGGCGTTGGCGTGGGTTGAGCGAAATATCAAGGTACCACTGACCGAACCACAGAAAGCCGGGATCGCATCTTTCTGCCCATATAACATCGGTCCCGGAAAATGCTTCCCGTCTACTTTCTATAAGCGAATTAATACAGGAGACCGTAAAGGTGCATGTGAAGCCATTCGCTGGTGGATTAAAGACGGTGGTCGCGATTGTCGCCAGACCAAAGGCCAGAAAAATGGCTGCTATGGGCAGGTAGAGCGACGAGACCAGGAAAGCGCGCTGACGTGCTGGGGGATAGACCAGTGAGCCTGCGCTATCAGTTTATTGCCATTTTGCTGCTGGTGGCCGTCGCATTCATCGGCGGAAATGCCTGGAGTAACCGTGGCTGGGAAAGTAAGTGGGCGGAACGTGATAGTGTGGAATCATCGCAAATGGCGAACGCGCAGACCGCAGCCCGCATGATTGAACAAGGGCGAATTATTGCTCGGGATGAGGCCGTTAAAGATGCACAAGCACAAGTCGCTAAATCTGCTGCCACTGCTGCTGGCTTGTCTGCCACTGTTAGCCAGTTGCGCACCGAAGCAACAAAACTTGCCACCAGCCTGGATGCCGCAAAGCACACCGCAGATCTTGCCGCTA